GTTTACCAGTTTCGTCACCTCACAAAGGAATCCCTAATCAGGGATTGCTTGCATGATCCGTGTCACACCGATTCCTCCTCCACTTCTGGGGAAGAAGTCGAACTCAAGGAACTCATCAAGTTCTTTCTCGACTCTTTCCTTACCAAACTTATCGTAAAGAATCTGTGCGTATCCACCATCAGAAATAGTATAGAAGGTATCACGCATTTGTTCTTTATCAGTACTACGTTCTGCACTACCAATAGTTTCCATACCATTTAAGATTACATCAATCTTCCTGCTAGTACCATCATCATTCCTAGACATGTTCCAGAAAGGTGATGTCCATTCAGGGAAATTTGTAATCATACCTCTACCAATGGCAGCTTCATGTCCATGGTCAAGTTCTTTTACTTTGTATTCAGTTGCCCATTGATCATAACCTTTAATGTTCTCTGCTTCTAGGGGTATTCCTAGATGTTCACATAATTCAATCTCCATCTTTTCAAGTTCTTCTACACCTCCGTGCATTTCAAACTCAAACATGGGGAAGATTGTTTCATGTCTACCTGGTACAGGATTAGGTTCTGCTCTATATGAAGTAGATAAGCAGAAGAATCCTGCAGCATCTGGATTCTTAAGTAATTCATATTCCAACCACATCTGTCCTGTCTGTGGTAGTGGCCAAATATTACCACCGTAGTTGTATGTTGCTACTGTTTCTGGATCTTCACATGCAGCAAGGATACTCAATCTATTCTGAGTATGAACTTCTAAGAAATTTTTAGACAAAAAAAATGACCTCAATAGGTCAAGTGTTTTGGTATATTTTTTTGGATCAATGAGCGAAGTCATTTTAATTTTTGACAAAACTAATTTATTTAGACATCAATCCTTTTCTATTTTGTCAGGACATACTAATGCATTACGAAGGTCTCTTGCCTGTAGATTGTGTTCACATAATTTATTCATCCAGATCCTATCATCCAGATCTACTTCACCATCAGTAGATATCATACGACAGCAGATATCTACTATTCTATTCCTATAATTTGTACTTAACATTTACTTTTTAAAAGTTTGTTTACCAGTAATTCCTTTCTTATTTTCTTTAACATCTTCTTCTTTCTTCTTAGACTCTAAGGGTTGACCACTCTTATCAACAAGACCAAGTTTCTTAATCTCTCCAAAAGCAGACCTCTCTTGCCTCTTAATCCTCTTATATTCTTTTAGAATTTTATCTACTTCAGAAACACTTACCTTTACGTTAAGTTGACCTCCTTCCTCATCATCTTCACTAGCAAAACCAAGTCCAGTTTGATCTGACTTTTCTTTCCTTGCTTCTTTATCATCTAGGTAATCATTAATACCTTCCTGAATTTCGTCATGAATAAGTGCATTTATTTGAGCTCTCAATAACTCATCATTGTCTTTGTTTTTACTCATCACTTTCTCCTTTTTTTCTTTTCTGGAGATGCCTTAACGCCCCATAGATTAGGTCTTACAGTACCATGACCATAATCAATCTTCTGGACTACATCTTTTCCATATCTATCATAATACATATCAAAAACATTTGCCATCTTTTCAGAACGAGTTACATCTATCCGTGTCTCTCCTTCCACCACATACGTTACATTAAATGCATCCGTAGGAAGTTTTTTATCTTGGGTTTTATCTAGAGTTGTTTTCTCTAGAATAATCTCGCAAGAATAAACTGAGGGATCAAACTTCTTCTCTGGTTTTGGTTTAAGTTCATCCGCCACTGCTTCTTCTCCTCTTCTTCTCTCAGTACCACCCGCTTTTATACTCATGAACGGTTCCCCCATACAATATCTTGATAGGCTTGCTTAACATTATCAAGTGAAACATCATATTTAGTTCCTAGATCCTTGTCTTTAACAAGAACTAATATCTCTGCTTCCTTTGGATGAAGTCCCTGAAGTAGATCAATGAACATCATTTCTCTACGTACTGTAGATAGTGAACCATTACCACCCTGTACATAGTGATAGAAGTTTTGATACTCTCTACGGATGGTTGTCTTATTTCTACCATCTAAGTCCTGTCCTGTTGCTGATTCACCTCCCTGTGCTTCTCTAGCAATGTTCTCTGAGAGACTACCAGCAAATGTAGTCTGGGCATTAGACTCACCGTATGGAACCTCTCCTGGTGGTAATAGACTGATCACAGAACTATCAAAGTTCCAAACAAAAAGAACCTTTAAGCAATCATGTTCATAATTTTTAAGAACTTCTACCTTCT